ACACGACAACCGGCACCAACAACACATTTGTCGGTCATAATGCGGGTCTTTCTATTAGCACCGGCTCCAAGAATGTGGTTTTAGGCAGTTATGGCGGCAACAGCGGTGGCCTAGACATACGCACATCCAGCAACAACATCGTGCTGTCAGATGGCGATGGTACTGTCGCTTTTTACCGAAATGGCGCAAATGGTAATGTTTCACTGGGTAATGGTGCTACAGGCGGTGTTAGGCGCATCACATTTCAATCTGATGAAGTATCACAAACAGGTGGTAGCAGTGCGCTTTACTATAATATATCTGACAACTCTGGTAGTAACGGCGGTTCAAAGCAATTTCTAATAAGAGGGTTAGACAGTAACGGTGCAGCACAAGTTAATCTATCTACAATATCCCTTGTAGCCAATACTGTTGCTTGTAGCGGTGCGCTTACAAAAGCATCTGGTTCTTTCAGGATTCCTCACCCGCTAGAAGCCAAAGAAGACACGCACGACCTTGTCCACTCCTTTGTGGAAGCACCACAAGCCGATAATATTTACAGAGGCAAAGTAACATTGGTTGCTGGGTCTGCCACTGTGAATATTGACACTGTTGCTGGGATGACGGACGGGACATTTGCTGCATTGAACAGGGAAGTCCAGTGCTTCACTTCAAATGAAACAGGCTGGACAGCGGTTCGTGGTTCAGTTTCTGGCAACACTTTGACCATTACGGCGCAAGACAATACTTGCACCGACACTATCTCTTGGCTCGTTATAGGCGAGAGAAAAGATGCCCATATGTATGGGACAGATTGGACTGATGACGACGGAAAAGTCATTGTTGAACCTCTAAAGAAAGCACCGCTTGAAGGTGCATTGCCAGAAGGAGACTAAAATGGACGAAATTACTAGCGAACAAATCACACAGAACTACTCAGCGATGGGTCACAGCGTTGACCTCATCAATGCCATCATTGCTGGCGATGCAATGGCTGATGACGACGCAGCAGACAGGCAAGACTGTGTTGACCGCAACGTCGAGCATCTGGAACTGATGGTCACAAAGGACTACTGGACCGGCGAAGACATGACAGCGGTCAATGCTGCCATCACGGCGGGTAACGGCTACACCGCATCGTAATGAAGCTGGCGATGGAACCCGTACTCAAAACCCAGATGGAACTAGAGGCGCACGAGAAAGAGTGTGCCATCCGGTACGCCGCTGTGCAGGAAAAGCTAGACAGCTTGGATAAACGCATGTGGCGGCTTGAGGCGATGATTATGGGTAGCACCGTGCTGGTGGTAGCAATGGTGGTATCAGTATTTATGGGACTTAACTAATGGCTGTATTCAAGGCATTCAAACCAGAAGCGATGAACAAAATCGCCAAAGCTATGGGCTACAGTGGCGACATGGGGCAGTTCCAGAGTTTCATTGAACAAGACCCAATGCGTCAACAGCAGATGCAACGGTACACTAACGCTGCCATGCAGATGGCAAAGGGTGGTGTGGTGAAGATGCAGACGGGTGGCATGTTGCCACAGGGAATATCCATCGGCCCCGGTCTTAATTCACCGGGATATTCAACATTTCCCGAAAGTTTTGACAAGCCTAAAAAAGGCGGGGGCCAATATAGCCCACAAAATGCACCCGGCTATCAAGATTTTTTACAGTCTGATATCTACAAACAAAGGGTCATGGGCGGCGGTGACGGTTTGTTAGGAGTTGCTGCACCTGCTGTCCTTGACCCGGTACAAGTAGGTGGGCAAACATATAACTTTGCAAATCCTGTAATAGGCGGTGCGTACCGTGAGTACATGGCGAGTCGTGGTCCTGCACCAGAGGTGGGGCCAACGCCATCCCTACCGGGTGGACCGGGTACAGGGCCGCTCATACCAGAGCCAAACATACCACCTGCTGCACAAACAACAGCACCCCCAACAATTAATGAAGCATCTATGCAGCGCATGTATCAGCCCGGTCTGCCTGTTGGCGGTGTAGTGCAAGCTGCGCCTACAGTCAGTGAGGCAGGTCAGTATGTAACCCCACAGGTTGGAACACTAACAGGCAGCGTAGCTGTGCCGACAGCTATGGCTGGTGTAGCACAGGCTTCTGCTGTGCAGGAAAAAGCTGCGTCTACAATAGAAGCCGCTCAAGCGGCACCAGCGGTGGGTGCAGCACTTGAAGCTACACAGGCAGCGCAGGGTACTGTAGACCCACGTGCGCAGGTCACAGCGGCCCAGCAAACGGCATCCAGTGTAGGCAATCTACAGGCTGCACAGGGTAATGCTATTCTCATTGACAATCCTGTGCAAAGACAGATTCAGGACGGTGAACTTATCTCCGGCGCTGCTGCAGATGCGCAGACTGCCGCTAACTTCACAGAACAGATACAAGTCGCAGAAGCAACACCTAGCACACAAGCTACCGTGCAAGGACAGCTTGCTTCACTTACTGCTAATTTTGATGCCGCTAATCCTCCAGCATGGGCTGCAGGTGCTATGCGTAATGCTACAGCAGCAATGGCTGCGCGTGGTCTTGGTGCATCTAGCCTTGCAGGTCAAGCCATTGTACAAGCCACACTAGAAGCTGCCCTTCCTATTGCTCAAGCTGATGCTGCTACACGCGCACAGTTTGAATCACAGAACCTTTCTAATCGTCAACAACGTGCTATGCTATCTGCACAACAACGCGCACAGTTTATCGGCCAAGAGTTTGACCAAGAGTTTCAAGCCCGTGTCCAGAATGCTGCTAAAATTAGCGATGTAGCTAATATGAACTTTACAGCAGAGCAACAAGTGCAGCTTGAGAATAGCCGCCTTGCTAACACAATGAACCTAAACAACCTGTCCAACCGTCAGGCTATGGTTATTGCAGAGGCTAGTGCGCTGGCCAACATGGACTTGTCCAACCTCAATAACAGGCAGCAAGCTGCTGTACAAAATGCACAGTCTTTCTTGAACATGGATATGACTAACCTGTCTAGCCAACAACAGACAGAGATGTTTAAGGCACAACAGCGTGTTCAAAGCCTGTTTACTGACCAAGCTGCAAATAATGCTGCACGTCAGTTCAATGCAAGTTCTCAGAATCAGGTTGACCAGTTCTTTGCGGGTCTTGCCAATCAAACACAACAGTTCAACGCTTCGCAGGTCAATGCACAGGAGCAGTTCAATGCAGGTCAACGTAACACACTTGAGCGTTTCAATGCTGAACTGAACAACCAGCGTGACCAGTTCAACGCGCAGAACCAGCTTGTGATTGCGCAGAGCAATGCGCAGTGGCGTCGTGAGATTGCCACCGCAGATACTGCAGCGGTTAACCGTGCTAACGAACTTAACGCTAATGCAATTCTTGATATTAGCAAGACTGCCTATGACAACCTCTGGAATTACTATGCAGATACTATGGAGTGGGCATGGACTTCTGCCGAAAACGAAATGAACCGTATTGCAGATATGGCTATCGCTACTCTTAATGCAGATGAACGTGCTAAAATCGCAGAAGAGCAAAGTAATACTGCCGCCGGAACTGCTCTTGGTAGCCTTGTAGGAACACTTGGCAGTGCGTTTATCGGCGCTAAATTTGGGTGATAATAAACATGTTTAATAATCCAGCCAGACAACTTTATCTTAATATGGACATTGATAAATTGCAGGAAGAGAAAGAAGTGCCTACCTCTGGTCTTCTTGCTCCCCGTAAAAATATGTCTAATATGAGTGACGATACGGTAAAGCAGCCAGCCTTTCGTGTCGCGCAACATATGAAAACGCTTCGCAAGCAACGAGAGATGTTGAAAAATGGCGATTGAGCAACCCACACCATTGTTTGATGCACCCATATCGGGCATGTCTTTGACGCATGAGTTGGGGGCAAGGCCGTGGCAATCTCCGTCACAGTTTAATACCGTGGACGAAGCCATAGACTTTTATATGGACCGTATGGCTACCGAAGAATATATGGAACAAGCCGTCGAGGTTATGAAAATGGGTGTTCCCGTAACAACCATTGCTAACTCTATGCAGATGGCCAGCGTTATGGAAGGCAAACACAACATTGATGTCGGTATGCTAGTCATTCCACTCATCATGGAAATGTTGATGTTGATTGCAGAAAACGCAGATATTGAATATGATGATGGCCTGTCTGATGATGTGGATACAGAGCAGACAAGCGACTCACGGTTAGATGAAGTTCGTCGTGAGATGAAAGAACGCATTGAAGAAGTAGAAGAGAAAGAACCAGAGACAGAAGAGGCAGACGAAGAGCCTAAAGGTCTGATGGCACGGAGAGCATAATGGGTTTTCTTAGTGGTCTTGTAGCAGGTGCGGCAACTAGCGTTGATGCGCAGCTTAAAAAAGATATTGAACGTAGTCAAGAACGTGCTGAAGGAATGGCTCAGTATCGTATCACCCGCCGTCGTGCTGAAATAGAGCGGCAAGAAAAAGAAAAGCGTGACCTAAGAGATACCCTTGGTAATCTGGCTAGTCTTGTCGATGGCGATGTTGATAAGGCCGCGCAACTTTACAAAGCTGGTGGTGGCAATCTTTCTGGCGCACAGTCTTTGTATCAAGAACTCTTGAAAAACAAACAATCTGGCGTTGATGTTAAGACTGCGATTACCTTTGCTGATGAGATTGCAGAGCCGGGTACATACGAAGATTACATTAGTAAGTTTGTTACTCCAATTACCACAATGCCATCTAAAGAGGGCGAAGTAAAAGCTACTGGTTTGTACGGTGCATTGTTTAATAAAGACTTTGGTAAAGAGGTTGATGCTCAAGTAGAAGAGGCTGCGCCAATCTCTGCGCAACGTGCCAGTGCTGTTGATGTACAGATGGCTACCATCGACCGGTCTGGCTTCCTTGCAGCTAAAGAAGCTGCTCGTGAAGAGACACGCTTTGTGCGTGAGGGCAAAAAGTTCACAATGGATATGAAGTCTGCGCAAGCGCGGCTTGATGATGCAGATAGAAACTATGAACTTGCTCTTGAAAAGTTTAATGCAGACCAAGAAAACAACGAACTGAAGCTGGCACTAGACTTTGCTAGAGATGCACGTGACGCTAGGCGTTTGGACTTGGCCGTTGCAAAGGCAGAAGATGAAGCAGAAGACCGTCTGCTAACTCGTGACCTTAGTAAACTTAACATTGAGGAGAAGCGGCTAGAGATTGCAAAACTGCGAGACGCACCGGAGTTTGCTACCTTTGAGGCTATGCTTGTAAGTGCGGACCAGAAACTTGCAAAAGCTATGTCCCGTCCTCCAGAAATGCAGGATGCAAATGAAATTGAAATACTTGAGCGTCAGCGTGTACACGCCATTAAAGGGCTGTCAGCCATTGCACAAGCAAAAGATACGGACACGGGAGCAACTACATCTACGTTCTCTAAACAATCCGTTGATAGCATCATCAATTCTGAAATCAAGCGTATGCTAGAGCCTGTCGGTCTTATACAGGACATCGAAGGTCAAATTGAATACGCTATTGAAGGTAATGAAGTGCAGTATTATGACCGCATGTTTATGGCTTTGGACAACGTAGAGCAAAGAACAGCCGGTATTAATGATACGCAAATGGATAACACCATTGAGGCTCAAAGAAATCAGCTAAAGGCTGACCTAAACAATTACAAGCGACAGAGATTGTCGGCAAATGATAACCAAGCTGATGTAATTGAAACTCAACCAATAGTCAACCCAGCAACAGGCAATGCTTTTGGCAGTGTGCTTGAGAGTATCTTGCACAAAGCATATAAAGACCGTGCCTATGAAACGGGGCAGATTATTGAGTACGAAGAGAATGGTGTTAAGAAACACCTCATCTGGACAGGAAACGACATCTACTAATGGACGCTTTAGAAAGGGCTAAGAAAAGGCTTCTTGATGAGTCTCAGGTTGCTTCTGGTCCTTCTCAAGCACTAGGACCAGATGCCCCTCCTGACGATGACCGCATGGCACAGGCTCGTGCTAGGCTTGAGCAAGAACCCCCCACAAACGCCCTCCAAACAAGATTAGACGCTGTTCCTGCAGAAGACACTGTAAGTCTTCCGGCAGATGAAGCAGCTATTACTGATGTTCCTGAAGCCGTTGAAGAGCAGCCTGCTGAACCTTTCAGTCAAGAAGAACTGTTTTACTACTATAAAGATTCCCAGCCAGATTTGTTTACGGAAGATGGTACAATAGCCGACTTTGATAAGGCAGAAGAACTGGGTATCCTAACTAAACTTTCTCTGGTGCCAGAAGACAGACCCGAAGAAAGAATAGCTAGACACGTAAGTACGACTTCTACAACTGGACCATATAAATACGTCTATAACGACCCGCGAGATGCTAGGGACATCGTAGCAAACAATATAGAGTCAGATAGACGTGCTAGTCTGTCAAGGACAGAACTGTCTGCAGAAAAACGTGCAGAAGAAGATGCTATTTTAGCAGACCAAGCCGCTGAAGCCGGTTTGAGTGAAGAAGATTATGTAGAGCAAGAACTCATACCAGAGTTTATTAAGAATAACGAAAAAGATAGTCCATACCTTACCGGGTTCTTTAAGTTTATGAACGAGTACGGTCTTGGTAGCGAGACTATGACTACTTTGAATGGCCTTGGCACAGGTATAGGGTATATAGGAGACAGTTTCCAAGACGGCGTACAGGCTATGGCAGAGGGGTTACAAAATACTAACCCAAAGTTGTACGACACAATGACTACTGCTATTACCGGGGGCAAACAAGACCCCAAGACGTTTGCAGAAGGTGCGGGTAGAGAAGCCATGAACTTCATCACCTTCACTGAAAGCATTCCTATGCTTGGTATTGTTGGTAAAGCTGGTGACATAGGGACGGGTGCTGCAAAGGCAAGCACTAAAATACAGCGTCAGTCCATGCAAGCTGCTGACGACCTTCGTTCAGCGATTAAAGAACATGCAGGGGCAACAGACAAAGCCGCTGAAGTAGCTGCAAGCAAGAAGATTGTGGCTGCTAAAGAGAGGTTGAGTGCCTCTGTAGCCAAAGAAATAGATGAGACAGACGCACTAAAAGCAAAAGCCAAAGAGAAGGCAGTAAAGGCTGCTGATAAAGCATGGAACCGGCGTCTAAACATCAGCAAGGCAAAGGGTGCCACAGCAGAAGAAGCTGCCAAGAGAGCAGACGAAGCAGCACGTGTAGCGGAAGCTAATCAGGATGTTGCCGAAGACCTGATTATTCTGTTTGAAGCAGAGACAGGCAAAACAATATCTCGCACAGGTGCTGACGGGCGTCTGAAGATTGACTTTGACAAGGCTAGACAGGCTGGCGTAGAGACAGCAGAAGACGTGGCGGAAGCGCAGCGTGGTACAGTAAGAGAGTTTCTTACGGGAGACGCTAGTGTGCAATTACACGGGCTGTCAGAACTGGCCGGTCAGGGAGAGAAGATTACGCAACCTCTCCTGAAACCAGAGAAGTTTGATGGCCTCGTAGCCATAGTATCTGATTTGAAGAAGCGCAATCCAGACGCATTCAAAAAGAAGATACATAAGGAAGGACCACGTAAAGGCAAAGAATATACCACTATTGACCACCTGTTTGAACTAACAGTTAATGAAGAGTTGCTGAAGAGCGACGAACTCATTGACATGTTGAACAAGTATGGGCTGTCTTTTGAAGACTATGTGTTGACTGTCGTAGGTTCTGGTTCTGAAGCAGGTAAGATACTTAACAAGCTATCTCAAATCAAGCGTCTTCGCCCAGCAAATGAGATGATTGCTATGCAGGAGAAAGCCACTGTCAACGCGCAGGGCGTAATCCGTAAGGGCGTGATGCGGATGGAGAACATTCGCCGGGGTGGCCTCGTTTCACAGGTAGCCACTGCTGCTCGTAACTTGCAGTCTGGTGGCATTCGTGCGCCGCTTGAGGGGCTTGGTAACGTGATGGATACTGCCCTGTATAATGCATCAGAAAAGGGTGGCATTAGGGGTGTAGCGGCTGGCGCTAAATCCATGCTAAGTTTGAACAACTGGCGCGATAGCTTCCGTCATATGAAATACATGTTTGACCCTAACGTAGTGTCTGATACACGTCAGTACGTGGACTTCATCTTGGATAGACCTGAACTGGCAGGGCAGTTTGACCTGATGTTCAACAACATCAACGAGATTCAACGACTAACAGGTAGGGGTGAGGCAACCACGACTCTTGGTAAAGGTGCAGATGCCGTTGCTACAGCCCTTGAGGACGCCGTAGACGTGCTGAACACACCCAACAGGTGGCAAGAGCATCTCATTCGTAGGGGTGCCTTTCTTGGGGAACTGGAAAGGCTCGTAAAGAGAGAGTACGGTATTGACTTAATCGCCGCCATTAACGATGGTAAGATACGTGACCTGCTAAATGATGCTGGGACCATGCGTCCGAAAGACGCACGTTCCTTTATGAGTATCGTAGAGGACGCCACCCAAAAAGCCCTCGACGTTACATACGCAAAGCAGCCAGACGTGCCTGTGTTCAGGTCAACATCACAGTTCATTGTACGTAATGGTCTGACTGTTGTTCTCCCATTCCCAAGGTTTATGTTCAATAGCATGGAACTGATGGGCCAGTATATGGGAGGAGCATCAATACCTCTCGCCCGTAAGATGGCTAGTGTCGTGACAATGGGCCGGGTAGGTGCAGGTAAGCTAACAGCCAAAGATAGGCAAAGAATCTCTAGGAATATCGTGGGTTCCGGCACCGTACCATTTCTCTTAAAGGATGACCCCGAAGAGAAGAAGGAAGATAAGGGTGCTATAGACTATGCAGCAGACTTCCTGTTAGGAATGTCCGTTGTCGGTGCTGCGTATCAGTACAGGACATCTGACGAAGCCCCGTCTGACTATAAACTCTTGAAAACGGGCGATGATACCGTCATGGATACTACACCGCAGTATCCCATGCGGCAGTTTATGTATCTTGGAGAGGCTGTTCGTCGTATAAATAACGGCACCTTCAGTGATTTCTTCAAGGCAAAGGAATTTACAGAGACGTTTCTTGGCACCAATATTCGTGAAGGCGTAGGTCAAAGTATCATACAAGAAGTAGCTGACTTGGCGTCTGGTGTAGACTTGACTGATGAGGAGCAGGCTGGACGTATTCTTGGAAGAACTCTGGGTAATTATCTGTCCACTTGGGCTGTACCATTTGCGCAGATTATTGAGGCAGAGCGGGTAGAGGGTGTGCGTGGACTAGAGTATAAGGACGCCGCAGAAGACCCAACGCTTGACTTTCAGTCCACTTTCATGCGTGAACTGTCTCGTCCGTTTGCAAGGTTCAAGTCTCCTGATGAAGAGGCTGCTCTTCCCAAGCGTGAGTTCTTGTTCGCGGAAGACAAGCAAAGGGTGGCACCACTGTTCCGTGTGCTTGGTGGTATCAATCTCGCCACCATTGATGACGAGTACGGCGAGTATATCAGTTCGTTTGGATATACCGACTATGAAATAGGTAGCCGGTCAAAGGTGCCAAGCATACGTAGGTTTGAGAACAGCGTCGTGCGAGATGCGCTTCCGGGTATTGTAGAAGGCGCGAAAAGATACGAACAATCTTTACGTAGACAATATCAGGATGCCAGCGATGCTGTAAAGGAAGAGTTCACTGAAGAGAAGTATGTCTCTAGCAGAATGCGTATGTTCATCAAGAAGAAAGTGAAGCGTGTTAGAGATAAGATATCGAAGGGTAAGGTTCTCACGGCAGATGCGCCTGTATATGCAGAGGCCATGCTAAAGTATAGGCGACTGTCCAAAGAAACAAGAACAGCCGCCTCTGTAAAGTTTGTTGAGAAGTATGGCCGTGAACCTGATGGTGTTGATGAGAAGGATATCAACAGGCTTCTTCTCATAGGAAAAGCATACGATAGAGCAATGCGATAGAAAAGGGGGCTTAATTGCCCCCTCTTTTACATGTACTCTAATATTCCCACCGCAAGTATGGCAGCGGAGATAGCATTCAGCACGATGATTGACCTGTCGTGCCACATGAATCCTACCCATGCCCACAATCCCATTCCAATGATACCGAATATCATATCCATGAGATGTGAGTAGTCCGCTGCTCGTATCACGATTGCTGCTAGTATAAAGAAGCTGGCAGTCCACTTGACGTACCACGTGACATCCTTATATGGCGTTACCTTATTGACTGTCTTCACGTCAGAACCTGCCTAGCCATCGTGCTATGTGCGATACAAACGGTAACAAAGTAGCTGCCATAAACAAGTTCACACCTGTGTGCGCCATTGCAATACGCAACGTATCTCCTTTAGGCATACCGTCTGACACAAACAAACCTGCCAGCCAGATTGTTCCTGTTGTGCCTATGTTTGCTCCTAACACTGCGGCAATGGCTGCGGGTAAAGGCAAGGCACCAGAGGCAACCAGTGCAATGATGGCTGTAGTAGACAGGCTGGACGACTGCCACAGCAGTGTCATTATGATGCCACCTGCAAACATATACAAGGGGTTGCCCAAGAACCATGAAAGATGTTCTATGTTGCCCATAGATTTCATGCCACCAGAGAATGTCTTTAAGCCTATGTAGAATATAACTAAGCCTACTATGGCTGTTATCACAGGGTTTCCTAAGTCCATCTTACTGACTCTCTTCCATAGTTTCTTTCCCTTCATCACCTGTTATCGCCTGACCCACTGATTTTCCCACGCTTGTGTCTGTCTGCGAGTTTTTCAAGGTTCTTCTCCATGATGTGTCCAAGATTCATCTCTAGTTCTTCAGCCAGTACAGCACAGTACCACAGCACGTCACCAATCTCGTATCCAATTTCAATACGCTTGGCAAGGTACTCGTTTTTAGTTGCACCATCGCGAATGAACTTCTTTACTTTGTTTGCAATCTCACCTGCCTCACCGGTTAGGCCAAGAGTAAGATACTCTGTGGCCCGGTTCTTTGGGAAGATTGCTGTCTCACATGCTTTCTCTTGATACAGAGATGCCGTAATGCTACTCAATTGTCTCTCCTTCATCCACTGTTTAGCCTCTAGTTCCAAGTCCATTTAGTTTCTCCAAGTTCTTAAAGTACGCAGCCTCCCATCCACGTTGCCACTCCCGATAAGGAGTGGTATTTTTCTTCATGGGGTTTGCTACCTGACGATAGCGAGTGCCAAAACGAGGGCTACGAAACTCTTCTGCTCTGCCAAAAGCTTTGAAGCCAGCAGCAAAGTTATCAGCTAGGCTCTTGTTCATTTGCTTTCTCCTTGAAGGCTTTGATTACATCGGAAGAGAACAGCTTCTGTAGGTTTAGCAGGTACAGGCGAGACGCTTTGTTGTCACCACCCGACACACTCTTCTTGTAATCTAAGTTGTCGATGATGCGCTTGAGTGAGTTCGTGTCGAATACCAGTGTGGCAAACACTTCATCACCAATACACAGGTTGTGGAACCAGTAGTCAGACTCCGTAGCTGCGATGCCGCTGGGCTTGCCGTAGGACTCGTACTCAATGGCAATGTTGCCTGTACGCATCCACATATCACGCTCTGACTTGACTTCAATCTTCTTGTCTTGAAGCATGTCAGCTACCATCTGCTCACGTACCTTTCCATACGATAGGTCAATGTCGAACTTCTTGCGGTCTTTAGTTGCCGGTTCCATGTTCTGCATCTTACTCTCCTTCAGGCCAGTTATTGAGAATTGCTAGTCGGTCTTCGTGGACAGCCATCTTGTCCATCTCTCCTTGAATGGCTTCCATGATATCAGAATGCTCACCGATACCTGCAGGGTTCTTGAAGTATGCCTCAATATTCATCATGTGTAAATGAACATTTGCTTGGGCATGGTTCTTCAAGACATTAATCATCTTTTCCTTCATTCTCTTTCTCCTTTTCTCTCATCTTCATCCACTCTTCGTACTGCGGGTGATGGCGGGGAGGATTATATTGCACCCATCCCTCACCACGTTTCCATGCTAAACTACTCTGCTTCTTTTGTCGAGTCTTTTTTTCCATGTAGATACCTTGGCGGCTCCTTGAAGTTAACAAATCTGCTGAGTAATCTAGCTAGTATTTCAGCTATCTTATCCATTATGCTGCCGCAATGTCAACTATTTCGCAAACACCTGCCGTACAGGCCAACTCTCGTCCGCCTGATGTAGTGTCTTCCTTCTCGTACTCACGAAGCAAGTCCCAATTTACTTTCTTGGGCATCTGTTCCAGCATTGCTCCATACTCTTCAACGGTGCAGTCCTGATACGGTGCTTGCTTATAGGTATGCTCACTGAATGGCAGGAAGCTGATGCCTGACACTTCATCGAAGTGGTCATACACCCAAGAGCCTACCTCCATCCACTCGTCTTCTTTCACAGAGATGGTGACGGACGGCTTGTGTTCACACCAGTGACGCTGGTACATAAGCCACAGTTCAAGCTGTTCAATGGCCGACATATCAAACCGGGTGACTGCACCATGTGGTGACTTCATTGGGAAGCTGAACACTGTAGTGCTATCTGGCTTCATCACATCCGGCTCTGCAGGGATACCTTCAGAGACAAGGAACTGCGTGATAGGGTCTTTGTTGTCGCCACGTACCGTGCGAATGTAGTATGGGTTGTGACGAGCATGGATGCCAGAGGCACTGTCTACAAGCTGTGAGACTGTGCCTGACGGCTTCACACAGGTGATGGCTGCTGACTGTGGGACACCAAGCTGTTCCGCCATAGCGGCGTTAGTAACAATAGCTTGCTCCTTCAGTGCGTTCAGCGTAGCACCAATGTTCATGCCAAGGTGGGCTGATTTACCAGACATCATGGCGTTGTCCATAATACCTGTCAGTGATACACCCAGCAGCCGTTCCTCTTCTGTGTTCTTCTTCCACACATTGCGCAGATACTTGAAGTTAGTCAATGTGGATTGGAACGTGCCAAGGATGGTAGCCAAACGAACTTTTTCAGTTAGTGTCTGTTGTGTGTCAGACGACCGGACAACAACCTCAGACAGATTACAGAACTGATATGGACGCAAGATGATTTCACTACATGGGTTGCATCCAAAGTCTTGTTCTGCATCGCGGCGTCCGTTGAGTGACGCTTGCTTCTGCGCTGCCTGACGGTTGAAGATACCACGCTCACCAGACTTGCTCTCGTACAGGGACACCCACTCACGCATGAATGTACCCATCTCTGGCTTACCTTTGTAGGCAACGCTGTTGTTCGCAAGCGCACGTTGCCCCTCGTTTTCCCACCATTGACCTGACTTGGCATGACGCATCTGGTCATCGTTCAGGTTGGACAGGCTGATAAGTGCGCTGCGGCGTACACCGCCGACAACAACCACCTCACCAATCTTGCACATCAGGTCGTGGCATTCGATAGGAAACAGCCTACGGCCTGACGCTTTCTTGAACATCTCCACAGTAAACTGGAAGAGTTCCTCCAGTGGGGCTGGGCCACTCGCACGACCACCGAAAGTCTTGAGACGTGCGCCAGCAGGACGAACCTCTGACGTGTCCCATTGTGGTACTTGCCCTGCGTACAGTAGCGAGATGAGTTCCCGCAGGGATTTGGCCCAGCCCGGACGTGAGTCGCCAACCTTGATGACAGTATCTGTGTCATGCATGTCTTCGTTGACGACAGGCAGCTTCTCTGTGTGGTGACGCTCGACAGAGAAGCCTACACCAGTGCCGCACATGAGGATATACATTGTCTCGTCAAAGGCACGAGGACTATCCACAGGAACGTAGGAGCAGTTGTAACCACCCACATGGCAACGGTCCAATGCGGGTCCAGCGGTCATCAATGCTCTCATGCTTGGCATGATGTCTTGGTTAAGCACAGCAACCTCAAGTTCACCGCGCAGGTCATCCGGCATGGTGTAGTTATGCTTCTCCTCAAGGTGCTTGCTCATGTAATCAAAGTATCGCTCGACTGTTTCCATCCAAGTCTCACGACGCTGTTCATCTTCCTTCCACCGGGCGTACCGGGAAAGTGCGATAAAGTTCTGGTAGTCTGTAGGTAGATAATTGTTCATTGCGTCACTCCGTTAGCGTCTTAATATGTCGTATGTCGGCACCGTCTACATCGTAGAAGTATTCGCGGATACCATCCTCAATCTCCGTGCCGACATCCTCGTCGGCAGGGATTGGGTATTCATCTGGGTCGATATCTATCGTGATGAAGACTTTAACTTTCATCGTAGCATCCCTCGACCTCCTCAATCAGCTTGGCTAGATACCACTGCGCTTTCTTGAGGTCTTCTGTACCATTCTTGTAGCGATAACGCCACAGGTACTTCATAATGTTGCCCTGAAGGTAATGCTCATACCCATCACCAGTAGCAGCGGCAATGGCATCAATACATTCAATGCCTGTCTTGTTATAGTGCGGGGGACTGTTGACCATATCAACATTCCCATATGCTTCTTTACCAGCCTGCTCTAGTTCAGCAGCTTTCTTCCTCATAAACACTTCGTGTCGCATCATGCACTCCCTTTCGTCTTGCTAGAGAAGTCTAGTCGTATCACGTTACCATCCTCTTGGGTGATAGTGATTTGCTCATCGTCTTCTTCTAACACATCCTCTGGTTCGTTGTCAACAACTTCCATCACATATGTGTGTACCATGTTGCGTATTGCTTCGTCATGCTCCATGATAGGTACGGTGGAACACATCATCTTACAGAAGTGCATGAGTTGTCCGTAGCTTTCGTCATTCAGTGTGTTGTCGGGAGAGGAGATAATTGAGATATCAATCTCACCTGTCCACTCTTCGCCTCTTGTAAATGGTCTTACACGGATGACGAAATCGTCGCCGTCGATTGAATCATGTGACATAGTTATCTCCTCTTCACTTTGGTTCCACTAAACTTGATGAACTTGGGGTGTTTGTTCTTGCCCTTCTCTTTCAGCCAATCCTCTGGTATGATGCGGTCATAGTATCTGAACTGATACTTGATGCACCACTCAGCGTAGGTAGACTTGGCACCCTTACGTAGCTTTCGTCTGCTGTTCTCAAACACAAACCGTATATCTAACTTAGGATGCTGCCTCTTGATTGCAAGATGCTTGCGCCTGTCAGCGGCAGTGAACATGCCCTTCGTCTCAATGATGATGCCGTTGTGCAGCACGAAGTCTGGAGTATAGGTGCGGTAGGCAAGGTCTTCCCATTCAATCTTGTACTGTTCATACTCATACTTGACTTTCAGTTCGTCAAGATAAAGGGATACCTTGTGTTCCAGACCACTCCTATATCCATACTTCCGTGCTGCACGGAATTGCTTTGCGTTAGGCATTACATAGCCCTGCCTTCAAAGAAGTCCTTGTCTGTCTTATACTCATCTGCAAGAGAGACATACGCCACCGTTTTTGGCTGCTTCGCCTGTGACGCCACAGCAGGACGTTCCTGCAGTCCCGGCCAGCAAGAGAACTTGTACCGGCAGAAACCACACTCAGTGCCAAGTATAGTATTACCTGTAGGCTTACCACGGAATGTCTCAGGCACTGCCTCAAAGCAACGCTCAAACCTGTTCTCTTCCATAGTATCGGCTGTGTCTTTAATCTTACCAACTTCTGCATCAACGTCAATGCCTGTAGCCGGTACATATTTGAAGTCGCCGTTTGCCTTGTTGACTACCCACCATCCACCAGCACGTTTGCCTGATGCTTTGGCGTAACCAGCAAGCTGTGCTACATACCCGAAAGCATCACCCTGTCTAAGAGTGTCAAAGGATTCAAACTTGTTAGTGTACGACCAATTAGATGCTGACTTAATATCATCAACAGCACCGTCAATAACAATATCGTAGGTGCCAGTGATGGATGTATCGTCATCAAGCTGCAGAGTAACCTTTTTATCGTCTTCATACTGTACTCCTGCTTCTTTGAGAAGACCCTTGAAGACTGCCTCTACGATATCTCCAAGCATCATGTTCATTACGAATGTTGTTGGAAAGGGTAACGCTTTCTCCGGTTCGTTCTTTTCAAACCAAAGCTGACAAGTTGGTCTACCCACGTTTGACATACGCAGACCAAACTTATCTCGCTTGTTACCCCCACCAAACTGGCGCGCAAGAGCACCCATGACATCAAGACCTACTTGCTTAATGGTATCCTCACTCATCGTGGACTTACCACTAGCAGCATTCTCCATGTATTGATGCAACGCCAGTTCAGCAGGGTGATTCATTACGCTACCTCTTCTACTTCGATATCAACGATACCGTCTACAATAGCCTCATCATCTTCGTCGTCGTGCGAGTTAGCTTTCTCTGCCCATGCATTGATGATGTACTCGTTGTAGTTGTTAACCCACTGCATGAAGTCACCAAACATGCCCTGTTCCTTATCGGTCAGTTCAAGTGTTTTGGTAACATCCAGAGATACCACAGGCAGATAGAACACTGCACCAGTAGGAATCTTACGCTCCTCTGTGTTCGCAGTAATCTGGTGCTGCACGGGCAGTCGCTTCATCTTGGCAAGCTGGGTAAATGCACCGCCTACATTCTTGAAGGCGTCACGATTATCGACTTCCCAGATAAAGGCGGTCTCGTCTACTTCCACAGGATTGCCAGAAGCATCAGTTGCTTTGACCAGTTCAACGGTACCAAGCACCACGCGAACACGCTTAATCTGCTTGATTAGTTCCTGCGTCTTCTCAGGCAGGGACTTGAAGTCTTGGATATAGCCAGCAGGCTTGCCACAGTTGAAGCCGCCGTCATTATCTTTCAGGTCAACATTCAGGTTGTCCGCCATGACAGTCTTCACATAGCGGTTAGGGCTGTCGCCCATGCCACGGACAAAACGCTTGTACATGAAGCGTTGCAGGTACGGGCGAATCTTCACCGACTCTGCGTAGTAGGTTGGGCCATCTGGTACTTCCAGACGATAGGTGCCACCAGCTACCACCTCCATGTTTACGTTCTTGCCGTTCACCTCTGCCTCACCCATGACAGGTGAGTGATTGATGCGTAGACGAGCAAGGGTGCTGGCTTGCTTACGCTCACCGGCAGTCTCGTTTGCGATGCCCATAGCTTTCGCCATAGCGGCATAGTTGTTAGTGTCAATAGTTGTCAGTTCCATGTGTTTATACTCCTTCTTTGAGTTGGAAAGCCCTAGTTATATCACGACACATCCTTTGTGTCAAGCCAGTTGGGGCCGATTTTTGCTTCTAATAGAAGCGGAACATTGAATACTAACCCCCAACGTATAGTAATCAAGTTTGGTAACTCGTTGTTTGTTTTGTTTATCACCTCAATAACACTCCTTTCCTCATCGGGGTGGACATCAATGACAATCGAGTCATGCACAGTGTTTACCACGCAGGACTGCATGTTGTCAAGCAGTTTATCAATGTGCAGCAGAGCCAGAGGCACAATGTCTGCGGTAGCAAACGACTGCACGGGGTAGTTCTTTATCTGTGTGAAGTGTGACACACGACCATTAGCCTTGCGGATTACATCAGGGAATGCGAACTCGCGTCCTGATGGTGTGGTAATCTTGCGAGTGTTCACAGCTTCTTTAGCCAATCGGGAATGCCATACCCCGATACCCTTGTACTTCTCCGTGAAGTGTGTGTAATACTCTGCTTCCGCTGCCGTTCTCCCAAAGCCTGTTGCGCCATAAAGCGGTGCAAACGTGTGAGCCTTTGCAGTCTGCCTATCCGTAGGCTGACCAGCATCGGTAATAACTTGAGCGGTGTATGAGTGTACATCAAACCCAGTAGATACTTCTTCAATGGCAACTCCATCCTGTGAGAGATATGCAGCGGCACGAAACTCAAGCTGTGCAAAGTCAGCCTCAAGTATCTTACCCCCTGCGAAGCGGGACACGAACACCTTCTTGACGGGGAACGTACCGCCACGTGGCATGTTCTGCATGTTTGGTTCAGCGCCAGAGAAGCGGCCTGTAGCCGTGCGGTGCTGCAGCAGACGGACATGCAGCTTGCCGTCCTGCTTGGTATACATACGGATGCCATCCACGAAAGATGACAGGTATGTCTCGACTGCAGACAAGCGTCGAACTTTTGACAAGAAGTCAGTGGCGTCTGTCATTCCTTTGACGCGCGCTGCTTTCTCCAATGTCTCAAGGTTCTGCTTGCTGGTGCTGAACCCGTTGGCACTAGCCCACTTGGGACCGGGTGGCTTGAACTTCAGTCCAGCCAACTCTTTACCAGCCACAAGATGATAACCAGCCCCGCCGCATGATGTACACTTATTAGTTCGGGAAAATGGTGTTCCATCTTTCTTTACCTTTCGTACTTGACCGGAGCCATTACACTCGCGGCACTGTGTTGCCTTCGTTTTGTATAGACGCTCTGTACCCCCAGCCATCAGGCTGCGGAAGTCGGCTTCGTCCATGTATGGGTCAATCGCATTGCCCCAGTATGGTTTGTCTACGACCTTGCGGCTGTATACAACCCAAGACAGTTGCTCTGGGCTGTTCAGGTTGATAGGTGTGTCACCCATCAGAACACGAACATGAGCCTGCAAGTCCTCCTGTAACTGGTCACGCTCCTGCTCAAACTGCAGGCGCACATCTTCCAGCACACTAAGGTCAACCTTGAACCCGCGCTGATAGATACGGGCAAGGCACACCGCAACCTCATTGGTCAGTTCAACTGTGCCTTTGAGACCGGCATCCTGTTTGCTGTTGAGCCGCCGCATCTGATTGTCAGCAAGCTGCTGCGTAGCCTCAAGGTCAGCAATCAGGTATTCCGTCAACTCGTTGTACGGGATGTCACGAGTGCTAACACCCTTGGCGAAATACTCCTTGAGAGTATCTTGCTTCTTTGTGTCGAGGTCGTAACGCTCTGCACATGCCTCAAGCGATAGCGGCTCCTTCTGCCCACGCTGCATGACATACTCTGCCAGCATCGTATCGTACACAGGGCCGTCATACTTGAACCCAGACTCCCACAGCCACAGCAAGTCGTGTGCTGCGTTGTGACAGATGAGGATAGTAGCCTCGTCAAGAAGCATCTGCACACGCTCGTAGTAATCGTCCTGATTGGGACGGTCAGCGTGGTCAAACGGAAACGTCAGACACTGGCCTTGGTCAGTCAGCATACCCACCATGACCAGCGTATTGTCTGGCTCGAATGGGTCGAGGTGCATCTTACCATCACGCTTAGTAACGGTGTTCTCTACGTCAAGTGTTAGCTTCATCCTTCGTACCTCGCTGTCAGATAGTCCAGTTCACAGTTTACCATACCGTGCCAGCCATTCAACTTGTTCTTCACAATGTTGATATGGCGAAGGGGGCTGTCTTCTTCCTGACCCTCAACTGTTGGCGACTTACCAATCAGTATCATCAGGTCAGCCTCTGCAGCCTTACCGGTACGGCTACCCTCCATCATACTCTGGTTCAACTGTGCGCGGCCTTCTGCCTCTGCAGATAGCTGAGACATGTAGAACACGGCACAGTCATAGGTCTTGGCAATCTGACGTGCATAGATAGCACACGCCTTGAGTGCCTCGTCCTGTCGAGCGAAGGAGCCTTGTACACCAAACTTGTCACCCATGTCAAGCACAAGGATGTCAGGCTTGTACGACTTACACACAGACTCCACCCATGCCATGTCACGGCCACCCGCTTCCTTAATCTTGATGTTGTTCATCACGGGTGCATAGAGTGCCTGTGCCTTGGACATGTTGTCCCGCACCTCACGAGCAGACATGCCTGCTGCTGCCGTAAGGTAACGTGCGCCGACACGGTGGGTAGGTTCTTCGTTACACAAGATGATACACTTGGCACCTTGGTGAGCAAAGCCACCGGGTGCAGCAATCAGGCTTGCGTGGAACGAAGTCTTGCCTGTGTTTGGACGTGCGCCAACTTCAATAAGCTGTCCACCCGACACACCCTCAACCTTGCGTGTAACGCTAGGAATGTTGAAGGTCCAACGTGCTTCAAGTTCAGCCTTGGCCATCAGCGTTTCGATGGTGATGTCGTCCCACTCAATATTGAGATTGGGAATGAAGTCGTCACCGTACCGCTCAAGCAGGTTACGCAGAGCCTCAAGGCTGGCTGCATCACCGTTGACCATATCAAAGCCAATGTTGGCTACGTCCTCGCCAACAACCTGCTGGAACAGCTTAGACAGCACTTCCTGTGCTATGTCGCTGCCCATCGGTTGCTCTCTGCGTATCTGTGAGAAGAGGCTGGCGAATGCTTGCTTCTGCGCAGTAGTCAGTGTCGGGTTGTCCGACATGAACAAGGCTTCGATTTCATCGGGCGTGACGCTCCGCTCGTACCTGTCCATAGCAGTATCAATCGACTGCTTAATCTTCCGCACGTCCTTACTGAATAGACGCTGCGGACATTTTGAGCCACGATGGTCATCGTAGAAGGACTTGTCCATCAGGCTCCTAATGATTGATAATTCCATGTAGATTCTCCATATCTGTCGGGTTACGATATTTGAGGTCGTCGGTTAGACGGAGAACACGAACATCGTTGACGTGTCCTCGTAGTTCCTTTGCCATGAGCAAAGTCTTCGGTAGCGCATCGGGGTCTAGCGCAACGATGGCTGTTGAGAACTGCGAGAGATACCTTTTATGCGACTCTTGCAAAGACGTGCCTAGAAGCGCAACCCCGACAAAGGTGCCGTAACCAACAACGGCTGCACTCAAGCAGTCCTCAACAACTACGGCGACTTTACCACACCCTGATGTGTATGGCAAGCCACTTTTTCCATAGCGTTTCCATTTGGGCAATCGCTTGGACAGACTGCGGCCTGTCGCATCAACGATACGCCCCTCATGCCTGATGGGAAACACGAGACGGTCCTCCTTCACATCGTACATCAGGCCAAGTTCCTTGGGGTCAATGCCCCACGTAGCACAGAACCTCTTTAGGAACAGGTTGTCCAAGTTGTCCACAACGTATGGCGGCAGGTCAAACGTATCCTCCGCGAACTCCTGTACGCCGCCGAAGCCAGCACGAATGTCATCCACACTGATACGGACACGAGTGCCGCCCTTGACGTTGCACGATGCACGGAAACAATTCCACACGAGGGAACCCATGTTGTTCGTGACAGTAAATGTACGCTCCCCACAGTTGGGGCATTTTGTGCGCACGGTCATGCCCACGGGTACATCCATATCACTTACAATGTTATATATATTATCCATGTATATATCACTTTCCTTTGCGGCAGTTAAGTGCTTTTAACATGGGATTTACGTGCTGTCAACGCATTATTTGCACTGGCATACGTATTTCTCATGTACGGTTTCACCGACTGCGGGTTACTGTGTCCTGTTACCGACATGATTTGTCCCATAGGAACACCGGCCTCGACCATCTGTGTCGTGCCTGTCCTCCGTAGGTCCATCAGCCGTAACTCTTCGGGCAATCCTGCTGACCGCATAACCTCCCTGCCAGCCTTGCTGAACCGCTCTAGGCTGTAGGGGTAATAGGTACCCCTGTAAGGAAACACGCGCGGTGCCACGTAGTCTTGAAAGCCGAAGTCTTCCTTCTGCTGCACGAGCATTTCGTACAGGTCATCTTCGATTGGCAGGCATACCTCTGCCCTCCGCTTGCTTTGCTCAAGATACAGCTTGCGGCCATCCATGTCTAGGTTTTCCCACTTGAGTAGGCGCATATCGCCTAGACGCTGGCACCACTCATACGCCATGTGTACAATCAGGCCAATGCTGCGGCTACCCCACAGGCCATACGCCCTGTCAAGGAATTGACGCACATGCTCCTCTGTCCACACTACCTTACGTTGTGGTGGTGTCTTGCGCTTGATGTTGGCAAACGGATTGACCATTGCATACTCCATGTCGATGGCGTAGCGATACACTAGCGACGACACGGTACACACATGGTTGGCAAACGAGATGCCGCGCTTGACCCATTCTTCGTAGGCGTGTTTGGCCTGCCTGCTCGACAGTTTGTCGAACTCGACAGAACCAAACTCACCAACCAACACGTTGAGGAAATATTGATAGTCTTTCTTAGACTTGTCCCTCAACATGTTGAAATTGTTGGAAGAATAGTATGTCAATACTAAGTCTTCGACTGTCTTCATCTCTCAAGTCTCCTACACTCCAGTGATTGATACTCCTCTTCTGTCTCGACAAAACTGTAGTTACTAAACTTGCGGTATCTATCTTCGCCATACGAATTGTCATGTCGAAACACACCTTTGCCTAGAGCCATACCCCAGCGAGACATCATGTTAAACACATAGTCACAGGGGTAGTGTCCCTTCTCGCACTTGAACTTGTACGTATCCTTGTAGTCCCAGCCGCCGAAACCATCGGGAGCGTACTCCTCGACAGTCCAGCGGTTGAGATTGGCAAAGTATTCCCTGCTCATGCTGCCAGCAACTCCTTGAACTCTGTGCTGTTCACCCACTGTGCAGCCTGATTCTCACGACGGAACATCGTGATGGCGTTGGTATCCTTGCCAGTGTTACGCAGCCCGAAACCATTACGCTCGTCGGCATAGCTGGCATAGTTCGTGAAGGCGCTGTACAATGCCCAAGCATTCTGCCCACGGGTTGCAGCCTCTTGGTTATACAAGGTAAGCATCTTCTCTGCCACCCGGTCTGACTTGAGCAGGGACTCAAGCATAGCTTTTACGTCACCGACGTACAGTGTCTTGTTTGCGAACCGCTGCAGTCGTTCTGACTGTGCATAGAAAGCCTGTGTCGAACCCTTCAGTTCCTTGATGAACTTGTCGATATCAAACCCACTGGTATTCTTCCTGCGGATATCATCATACTCGCCGGTAATCATACCGTTTGTACAGAAGAAGTCGATGGCACCAAAGTATACCTGATTGGAACAGCTACCATCCACACCATGCAGGGCAATGATACGCTGTGCAATCGTGGTGCTGTGCAGGTCAGACTCAATACGTGCAGTCACCTCTGGCAGTGACATGTCAGCCATGACCCAAGCATTATTACGTGCAGTCCTGAAGCGAATGTTCATGCTCTCGCACTCGTCAGCACCAAGGTTCTCCGTGATGGTATCATGTACACCTACGAAGAAGTCTCCATGATTGGCACATTTGAACCCACTACCGACAATGCCAAGATAGTCTCCGGTGTTACCGTTGATGACATACTTCTTGTCGGATACTTTCGTTGCCTCATACTCCACAGGGAAGTTGAGGTTCTCTGGCAGCAGTTCCTCTGCTGTAAACATATGTGTATCTAATGGCATAGTTGTCTCCTTTCATTTGGCAACTGATTGCTACGTTGTATCACAAAGGGTACTCGTAGTCAAGCACTAATCCCAGCGATAGAACATGTGTTCACCTATCTGCACGACAGGTGTCTTGCTTTCTGCCCATTCGGGCAGGACGTAGGTTGCATGGTAGTGTGTCGCACCCTCAACGAAGTCGTCAAGGTTGCCTGTGTGTACGCCCTGTGCAATAGTCAGGGCTTGTTGCCATGCTGTCTGGTCAGGCGTCTTGTCCGACTTGCCATCACAGTACCAGCTAAACTGGCAGCGGTGACGGACAGGGAAGTCAGGCTTCCATGAGTATGTCGGCCCTTGCATGACCACACCACATACGTCATCGGGGTACCTGTCGTCATACACACGGTTCATTACCACTTGGGCTACCGCAACCTGCCCAATGAAGGGCTGGTCACGGGCTTCGTGGTAGATGTTGAGTGCAAGGCATACGAGTGCTTCTGCAAACATCAGTCGTCAGTCTCCTCGCTGTGTTCAAACAGTATATAGTCAGCAAACCAGTTGATTTGACCATTCTCGTCACGCTTGGGTACGAACTTCAGGATGCGCGAGAGTTCACACTGTAGCGTATCCAGATACTTGATGTCTGACATCCATATGTCGTTGCAGTCCGCGATAGTCTGCAGAATATCACGCAGTTTGTTGTGTGAGTTAAGCAAGTCCATGCGCTGTGCTTGTGTAAGCAAATATGGCTTGCACATATCTAGTTTCTCCATCATCATTCTCCTTTCATCCAGTAAGGCATCTCTCTGCCGCCTTTGTCCCATCGGGCAAACGCAGCCTTGTCCACTTTGTAGAAGGCACGGTACGCCTCAATCGGCCATGCCTCTTCGGTCTTGCAGTCGTCGTGTCCGCTGAAGCATTGCGGGTGCGGCGTTAAGCCACCAGCAAGCGACCACGGCATGAACTGTCGGCAGTTGAGCAATACTTCCCTATGCTTAGATGCACCATGCACTTTGCCATATCTATGGGTGTACTCCTTCAACATTGCGTCGTACAACTGCCAAGCAAATGTGTAGTTAGAGCGATTGCGCATAGCCCACAGGGTACACGGATGCTTCTGATGCACAGGTTTATACAGCCCATACTTCTCCGCTATCTCAGGCCGATGATGCCACACGCTAGTGCATAGCATCTGCGCTTCCTCCAACGGCATCTTGACAATGTGCTTGTCGCACAATGACTTAGCGATAGCATCAGGGTGATGCTCAATAAGAAACCTATTCATCAGCAGTATATCCTTTCCATGATTCCGTTGAAGGCATGGAACAAAATCCAGCCAATACATGCAAGACATGCTGCACGTATCACATTGTCCATGAATGGGTCTTTGGCTGGGTCTGTCTCCATCCAGCATGTGAGGATTGTCTTAATCATGCTCACCTCCATTGCCTCTGCCAAGCCCACCAAAATACTGTGGCTTACGCTTGGCTGTTTCAAACACACCTGCCGTGATGAACACGCCAGCAATCAGCAGGGCATGAGCAAGCGCACTGATACCAAACACCACGATGCTGCCCATCGACATGCTGAAGATGATACACCACATCCATGCCAGCACCTGCATCACCATGTGCCGTGTGTTCATGTCAGGTATGTGGGACAGCGGGTTGTACCGCCAGTCCATGATTAGTTTCCATGTCTTAATCATTGCCAAACTCCTTGACCCATTCCAGTTCAATGCGCTGCTGTGGGTACAATGCAGTCGCCATCTCTAATGCGTGTTCAACCGCATTGTTCCAAACACTCTCTTGTAGGGCAGCGGGGTGGACAGTTACCTGCCCACTCTCCGCGCCGATTTTGATACCGACTTCCCAATACATTATGCTACCTCCTTCTTTGCTGGGCCACGCTTGCCACGGGCAAGGTCACGCAGATTGTATGTCTCAACTGTGCCAACATCAACGATGATAGGATGCTTGCTATTCCGACGTGAATATGCACCCAAAGCCTTGTGTATAGCATCAAGGAAGATGCCAGCAACGTCCTGCCCCATGTACTGTATGTAACCACCTACATCTGCCTTGCCATCACGAGCATGTGGCAGAACCATCTTGTAGAAATTGTACCGGCCCATCTTAACTCCGTACACTTTCTCGTACAGTGCTTCGACACGTGCCAGCTTACGCTCCATCTGCGGAGTGGCAATGACCTGTCCGGTCATGCCTGTTGAACGCTTGAAGTATGTGCCTTTGGCGATGGTGTTCTCAATGGTAAGTGTTGTCATGGTAATATCTCCTTTGTGTTGGTTAAGCTGCTTTGACGACAGGCTTGCCGTCATTGTTAGTCCAGACGGTGATGACATGTGCATCAGTCACCGGCTCACCGGTATCCTTGAACACAAAGGTGTCGTTGACGTAGGGGTTGTACGTCACGTCGCGTCCATCCTTGAACGCTAGTCCATTGCGGAGGCTCACCTCACCTACCGCAAATGCGTGGACATTCTTCTTGCCTTCACGGCGCACCTTTGCCTGACCGGCAGGACGCACCACGAACTTGGCATCAGCAAGTGTCAGGGCAGTCACGTGATTGATGACACGCCCTGTCTCGCAGCTTTGCACTGACCAGCACTTCTTGTGCAGGTTCCAATAAACTCTCACTCTAAGCATTGCTCATCTCCTGTGTCATACGCTTTGCTTTACGTGCAGCCTTGCGGCCACGTTTCCAATCGTCACGCTTGGGCTTGCCAGCCGTCTTACGCACCGGCAGTTTCTCAAAGACAGAAACATCATTCCAATCGTGGTCGAACTCATTGCTCATCTTTGCGTTCCGCATTTGACTTCTCCTGTTGCTTGCGGTTGTAACTGCCCTTGCCCTTCTTGGGCTGGGCGACTTGTGTAGCTGTGCGGCGTCTGTTCTGTGCAACCGCCTTGGCTACTGGGTTTACAGGTTTGATACGCATTGTCAATCTCCTTGGTCCGCTGTCGGACCTAGCTAGTATCTCTAAGTGTAATACACTTTCACTAAAGTTCAAGTGTTATTACACGTAAGAGATACATAAGGGTTCTAGGCAATGCCGTGCTGCTTTCTCCATGTCACCCATGTCACAGCCTGCAGTTCGTATGCCTTGAACTTGCGGCCATTGACAGTGCAACGCTTGGCAGCTTGGCGATATGCCTCTTGCAGATTGGCATACTCTTTGACGCCAATGTTGGTTTTGTTGTCGGTCAGATTGACCCGCTCATTGTATGCAATGTTACGAGCATGTCCGTCGATGGTACAGGTATCTTCGCCCATGATGTTCTCGTAAAAGCACACAATCTTGCGGCCATTGAGCATCTCCTTCACAATGTGATTGCGCATCGGCATTTTCTGCAGGATGCTCCAAGCCTTCTCCTTCATCTTGCCATACGTGCAGACCGATACGCTATCCATCGGGCGGCGTTCCCGCCACGCTTGGATGAGGTCAGTGGCGTTGCTCACATTGGTAGACCAGCGATTGTTTGGCGACAGCGCAGCGACAACAGCCACGGCAATGTGAACGGCAATGCCGTTGTTCTCAGCAATGCGGCGGCACTCCTCGTATGCTTCAGCGTACCATGCAATGCCTGCGGCCACGTCCTGTGGCTTGGCACGGCGACGGCAAGCAATGATGTTGTGAACAGCGATTTCCATGTTGAACTCTGTAGTCATAGCGATACTCCTCAGTCGCAGGATGAAAGGCGGGTGATGTCAGCGCACCACACTTGGCGGTCATGGTCATAGTACACAGGCCGGACAAGGCGAGTGTCGTAGCCTGCCGGATGGTAGGCGTTCCAGTAGTCCTCGACCATCAGTTCAAGGATTGCATAATCCTTTGAATACAGTTGCTTAGTGATAGTCATATCGTCACTCCTTGCATCTTCATTTTCAGCTTCAGCTTGTACACAAGCAGGTCGGACATGTGTAGCTGTCCGCCTGCACTGTACAGGTTAGGTACACCCTGCCCGAAAAGCTGGCGATACAGCTTGTCAATTTCGTGCAGGACTTCACGCTTGTCTGGTGAAATCTGGTGATTGCTTCGTGAATACATTATACCAAATACTCCTCTCCGGGAAACATTGATTCTTTGAGCCACCTTTCGGCGGTGGCAGTGTCCGGTGCGCCAGCCTGCATCACCGCTAGGATGGCCGCACTGTGTGCCTCACGCTCTTCGCGGAGTTCCCGCTCCAGCAGATGTTGCACATTCTGCAGGTTGTCAGAATACTCGTTGAAGCCCCACCAGCTTGGCACTCGCGGACGCACTCCGTGCAAGTCCTTGAACGCATCACTGTAAGCCTGAGCGATGTCGGAATAGGTTGCTTTACGCATCTTATGTCTCCACTCTGCCGTGTTCGTTGATGAGGATAGACTGGACACGGCAACGCCAGCCATAGCCTCGCAGTTCCTGCGCCTTCTCAGACGCCAGCCGCAGACTTGTGGTCTGCAACGCACAGTCCCACTGGACGGGTGCCAGCGGCATGTGACGCTGACGAAATGTGTCATTTGCTGGCGGCACGAAAGTCACGAGAAACAGTTCAGTCATAATCAACTCCGTTGCTTGGTCCGCTGTCGGACCAGTTAAGTAATATCTAAGTGATAACACACTTTCACTAGAGTTCAAGTGTGCTTATCACGTAAGATATACTAATCGGAAAGCCATTCATTGATGGTCACAATAATGCCGATGCAAATTGCGCTGGCACCGATTACCGCCCAGAAGGAGATTTTATCTCCGGTGTGCAAGTAATCAAGAAACGACCAGAAGCCGACGATAGCCGCCATGTAAAACATGATGACGTTGCGAATTGCTTTCAGCAATGAAAAAGAAGGATGGTTCATTTCAAACTCCGTTTGCTTGGTCCGCTGTCGGACTAGTCGGCGTCGGCAATCATCTTGTCGAGCAGCGCCATTGCTTGCGCATCCTCGTATGCCTGCTGCATGTTGGCCTGTTGGCCGGTGACATAGCACCGAAACTCTGGACGAGTTTCTGGCTCATAGGAGCGGCTGTAGCCTGCAGTGTCCACACTGCGCCACGATGAGCCTAAAGGCTTGTGCCTTCCCAAATCTACGATTTGACCACGCTTACTCATCTGCAAACTCCATTGCTATAGCAATCCAACCACCGGCAAAGCAAGCTCCACAGGTGAACAAAATCATGCCCATAAATGGCGTGCCATTTTGCATAAGGTCGATGAAAGCAAAACAGCCAACCACCGCTGCTGAAAGCAGCATGAAAAAACAACCGATGATATACATATCATAACCTCCAGAAAGGGAGACAGCCGTTAGGCTGCCTCTTGATTGAGAAGTGACTGCTGCTCTTTCAGAGCAAGCAGCAAGTCTTTGAAAGTGATGCCGTTGGCATCAGCCCGAAGCATTGCCTCAAAGGCAATCTCTTCAGCCGACATTGGAGCCAACTTGTTGGCAACAACAGTCTCTGACTGTGTTTCACCTTCGGTGCTTGGTCCGCTGTCGGACTTGTTGTCACCTTCGGTGTCACCACCTTCGGTGTCTGTAGCCTTCGGCTTCTGCAGCTTCGCTACCTCTGAAAGCAAGGCTTTCATAGAAGCAAACTTGCCAAGCAAATCGTTTTCAACGATGAAGTCAAAGTTCTGAAAGAACTTCAAAGCCTCTTGCCGACGTTGCTTTGCAACGGTATGAAGATTGGCATCTTTCAGCAAAGCTGAATCCATCCGAAGGCCACCAGATTCTTGCAGAATCTCAGCCAGCAGTTCACCAAGGGTGAACCAGAAACCGTCTCTGACGGTCAGCGACTTGAACTTCGACTTGTCAGCTTTGACAAGTGACTTGTCCCAACGGGACAGCACTAAGCCTTTGGCTTGAACAGTGTTGTTGGCTTCAGCAAGCTGAGTGGCGAAGGACTTCTTGGAAGGTTGCTGTTGCATCCTTATCTCCTATTTGTAGGTTTCTAAGGGATTATCCCCTTTCACTAAAGTTCAAGGGGTAATCCCGTGAAACCGTAACAAATAGAGAGATAGTTTTGGTGAGGTCAAAATGCCAAATCAAAATCGAAGATTTACCTCTGCGCAGGTCGTTCCGCATGGTTGCAGGAAAAACAAGTTTTTCCGAAACTCAGCGTGAGAACATCGTGAGCGGAAGGCCGCAGTGAGGTGTTGCAAAAATGCAACAGCCTTGCTGTTGAGGGGGTGTAGTGTTGCAGCAAAACCACACCGATAGGTGGTGCTAGTTTGATGCATCGGCACTGCAACTTGTTGCAGAATTGTCACATCGCTGCTTCACGACATGCTGAAAGCATGGCAACTGATGCCATAACAGTTGGTAACAACTGGCTGCTGACAGAACTATTTAGCATTTTCAATGCTTTAGGTCCGCTGTCGGACCAAGGCTGTTGGCAGCGGCTCCCTACAGCGCGTCATCTGACCGCATTATGCCTGCGCACACGCAGGGTAGGCCGGGGCCACCGGGGGGGTGTAGCGTAGTATATACACACAGATACACAGATTAGGAAAATCTAGTGTTAACCACAAGTGCAACTGACGCTAAAATAAAAATGAGCATCCGATAAATTATTGTACTTGACAGGTGTTTCACATTCTGGTATAATTATGTATAACTAAAACACTAAAGGTGTACAGTTAACTGTCTTATTACTCTAAGTACATAAATCACTTAGTTGTACACCTTTAGTGACTACTAAGTTTTCTTGTTAAACTCACTTAACTGTATCACTAACAATGACCAAGTATCTAATGTATACTCTTGTAGCTATTATATGTGCGTATATTGCGTACATCATGGGTGTAGCACTTGTGCATACGGTTTGTGATTGTCTCAAATAATGAAAGTTTTTTCTTGACAATGGCGAAGAAATCAGTAAAACTATACACAGACAATGTACTAGAAGCATTCTATGATGCTATCCGTACTAACTCACTTGACAAACTTCATATCCCCCACAGTGATGTCTTCTACGTGCGTACTGCCGTTGAAGCACACTATGGGCGTTCATTTACATTGAAACACGTAGAGGATGCCATGAGGGCTGAAGGCTGGACTGAGGGCAACGAGTAATGTTTACAGCAATGGTATTAGCATGTGCAATTGGGGTCACAGACCCTGACTCATGTATAGAGGCCACAGATAATAGGGGTCCGTATGAGACCCGTGAAGAATGCTTTGCTCGTGCGCAGGAAATGATTGCGGGGATAGCATACACTATTCCTGTACCTCTTAACTTCCATTTCAAGTGCGAAGAGCCAAAGACAAAAGGTATTTCCTTGTGAGTGTTCCAGAGAGAGTCAAGAACAAGATGAAGGAAGAGGGTCTGTCCGGTGTGAACAAGCCGAAGAGGACACCTAGCCACCCCAAGAAGTCACATGCAGTGATGGCGTCAGAGGGCGGCAAGTATAAATTTATACGCTTCGGTCAGCAGGGCGTCAAAGGTGCTGGCAAGAGTCCTAAGACAGCAAAGGACAAAGCACGTAAGAAGTCGTACTATGCACGGCACAATGCACAGGGTAAACCGACCACAAAGCTGTCTGCAAAATACTGGTCGCATAAAGTCAAATGGTAATAGGAGAAACCGATGGCTACTAAATTAATTACCGCATCGTCAAAGAAGCTGACAGCGGCGCGTGGTGCTGTTCGTAGACAGGCAAAAGAACTTCGTGACATTAAAGCGGGTAAAAAGAAACTTCCCGGTTCTGCCGCTGACCGTGAAAAGGAAATGAAACTTCTTGAAGCTAATCTTGAACGGGCCAGAGAAAAAGTTAAGAAGGCAAAGGCAGAAGCAGATGGTGCGCCTGCAGCACCCCGAAAGTCTGATACAGGTCCAACCAAAGAAGGGCTGAAGAAAAAGCGTAGGGAAGTTCGCGACGAGCCGAAAGACCGCAAGGGTCCAAAGGCAAAGAAGAACATCGAAGAAGAAGGCAAGCTAGATAGGCGTATGCGCGAAAAAGACGAGCGTCGTGCAAAGCGTGGCCTTGCCGATGATGAGCGTGTCGGTATGACTGCACGTCTTGAGGGCCGTCTTCAAGAAGAAAAGGACTTGCGTAAGTTTGGCAACAAAGGCCGTGACTTTGAAGCAAAGGTTGATTCTGAACAAGCTGGTCGTGGTGCCTATCGTAAGGGTGCAGATTTCCGTCGTCAGGAAATGGCAAAACAAAAAGCCAACTATGCACGTCAAAAGGCACGTTCCGAAGATTCCTCTCTAACTGGTGCAGAGCGTCGTGCTGCTTCTGAAGAAATGCGTAAACTTCGTCAACGATTTGGCAATGAAGTAACTAAAGGTGGTGGCGAGAAGCTGATGCGTCGTCCTGCCCCCAAGAAACGCACACCTATTGGTGACAAGGCTCCGAAAGCACCGAAGCCTATTAGTCTTCGCGCTGCGTTTAATCAGGCTAAAAAAGACGGTCAGGGCAAGTTTACCTTTGAGGGTACTTCTTACAACACCGATACATTGGAAAAAAGGTTTGCTGCTAAAGAAGCAGAACTTGGACTTAAAAAGGGTGGCGATGTAAAGAAAAAGAGAATCCCTGTAGTCACAGTAGGTATCGGCATGATGTCTGCGGACAAGGCTAAAAAGCCACGCACAGGAAGCACGGATTATCGCAATGGTGGCATGGTTATGGCCAGCATTGACAACTTGACCCCTGCTCAAAAGAACATGGTCAAGAAGATGGCAGCAGCCAATAAAAAGAAGTAATGCACAGAGTAGAGCGGGACATCCGCAACTGGTCTCACAACTTCCTTGAAGTACCAAATGTGAAGTTGAACGGACTCCCGCCCTGCCCTTACGCAAAACAGGCGTGGCTGGACAATAAGGTCACGTTCAGTATCAATACCGGCATTGAAGGTTTGATACGTGCAGTAAGGGTGTTTGACAACCACGACTACGACATCGTAGTGTGGGCAGAAGAAAATGTAATCGACATGCATTACCTAGACGGGTTTGTCGATGGAATGAATGAACTGCTGTCGGTGGCTGGCATTGATATGCACCTGATGCAGTTCCATCCAGACTACGGCGCAGATGAGGCTGGTCTGGATTTCTTGTTGCAAGAAGGGGTCAGTGACCCTGACTTGGAATACTGCATGGTGTTCGTGCAGAAGCTGTCGCTTCTTGATGATGCGGCATTGAGTCTGGAGAAGTCAGACTACTACATGAACTTCCCAGAAGATACCTACGAAGCCTTAGTGCTTGACAGACGGAGATTACGAAATGGTAATGAAGAAAAAGATGCGGGGCGGCGGCATGATGAAGACAGCGGCTAAAAAGAAAATGATGCGTGGCGGTGTTGCCAAGAAGAAGATGATGCGTGGTGGCATGGCCGCTAAGAAGCGTGGTAAGAAATGATAATTGATTTCAGCAAAGAGAAGAAAGCTGTAATCAAATACATTGGTTGGGGTTTGCTCTACATGGGCAAGCCCTTTACCGCTATGGGCAACTGGTTCTGGAAACGGCATCGTGATGTACTGGATTGGGGTAACAAGTAATGCCTGTAATTAATGGCGGTTCAAAATTTGTTACACATGCAACGGCATTGGCTAATACTAATGACACTGACGTATATGTTGTGCCGAAGAACTTCTCGTCACATCTAGAACATCTGTTGATTACCAACAGCGATGCCAGCAATCGTAACTATACGATTAAGTATTACGAGAAAGCTGCCAATACAACTTACACATTATTTACAGCACATGCAGTAACAGGCAAAGGGGCAGAGTCTGTGTTTACTGTAGACAAGCCGCTGTTCCTTCATGCTGAAGATAAAATTATTGTGGCTGCTGGAACTGCAGACACTCTTACTGTTGTTGTGGCAGCAGAAGAGTTCTTTGACCCAGCACATTCATAGGAGATAGGAGATGGCACGTGTCTCTAAAAAAGCCCCCGCTAAAAAGAAAACCTCACCGGCTAGAGCGAAAAAGAAATCGGCTGGAGCGGTTAAACTTTCGACGGGTGGTGCGCCAAAGAGCAAAAGTAGAGTTAACGAAGCTGGCAACTATACTAAGCCCGGAATGAGAAAGCAGCAGTTTAACCGCATCAAAGCTGGCGGCAAAGGCGGCGCACCCGGACAGTGGTCGGCGCGTAAAGCGCAGATGCTTGCGTCTGCCTACAAGAAAGCAGGGGGCGGTTACAAGTAACCATGATTCACGTTTTTCTCCTGTTCGTCTATGTCGGGATGGGAGAGGACGAGAGGCTGGTCAGCAAAGACATGTACTTTCGTGATTTGAACGAATGTGTGTGGTACGCACAGAAATTACACAAGCAGGGACAGAAGATAACTGCTTATTGCTTACCCAAACTGGTGAATGAAGATACGAAGGTGTACTGATGCTGGCAGAACTAGCGGCTGCAAATGCGGCTTTCCAAGTTATCAAACAAGCCGTATCTAACGGTAAGGACATTGCCGCTGCGGGTAGCGCAATCGCCAAGTTTGTTGGCGCGAAGCAAGACCTAGAACGCAAGTCACTGAAGAAGGGCGGCGGCTCTGACCTAGAAGAGTTTATGGCCCTTGAGCAGATACGTGAACAGGAAGAGCAGCTAAAGCAGATTATGATTTACACAGGTCGCCCCGGTCTGTGGCATGATTGGCAGAGGTTTCAGGCAAAGGCGCGTGTAGCTAGAAAAGAAGCAGAAGACGAAGCTAGACGCAAACGCAAGCAGTATTTTGAAATAGCCATTATTACATTTTTGCTTATTGTAGGTTTGACCATACTGGCTTGTTTTGTATTGCTGGCTCTGCACTCACAAGGAAAGATATAATGACACTAAAGAAGTCACAGCAAAGTCTCAAGTCGTGGACAAAGCAAAAGTGGCGTACTAAGTCTGGCAAGCCCAGCGCAAAGACTGGTGAAAGGTATTTGCCTGAGAAAGCAATTAAATCCTTGACATCAGCCGAATATAGTGCTACAACTAAGGCTAAAAGAGAAGGCACACGTAAGGGGAAACAGTTTGTACGCCAGCCTAAATCTATTGCTAAAAAGACTGCAAGATTTCGCAGAGGCGGGTAATGACCCACGAGATGTTCGCTTGGCAGATATGGAGCCAGATGTTGAGTATCGTGTGTATTTGATTAAGAAGAAATTATGGGAATTACAGAATGCTGACAGCACTGATAGGGCCAATAGCTAATCTAGCTGGTACATGGCTCAGTGGAAAAGTAGAAGAGAAGAAGGCTCAGTCAGCCACCAAAGTAGCAAAGGCACAGGCCGAAGCTATTGTAATGCAGAAAAAAGCTACAGGTGAGATTGACTGGGATTTGGAGATGGCTAAAGGTAGCCAGTCTTCGTGGAAAGATGAGTGGCTGACTATTTTGTTCAGCATTCCCCTTATCCTAGCATTTATCCCCGGAATGGAAGAGGTAGTATCTAATGGGTTTGCGCAACTCCAAGCTATGCCAGAATGGTATCAATATTCTTTGGGGGTTATCGTTGCTGCCTCATTTGGGGTTCGTAGTGCTACTAAGTTCTTTGGAAAGAAGTAGTCGTGGCCGCAGACAAAATTTTGGAATGGAAGATACTCCCACGTCTGATGACGATAATGTTCAGCATAATGGCATGGAGATGCGCTGAATGGTTTATGCATCTGGAAAACCCATCAGCGGTACAGGCTGGATTTGTTTCGGTGGTCATGGGTGCTATGACCGGCGCATTCGCAATCTGGATGGGAAGTGAGGCAAGGAAATGAAATACAGCCGTGAAAACTTTGTAACTAAACTTATTGCACACGAAGGTCTGCGCCTTCAGGTGTATCAGGATACGCTTGGTATTGATACTATTGGTATTGGTCGCAACCTAGAGGACCGTGGCATCACTAAGGAAGAACTTGACTGGATGGACATGCCTAACATGGATGCCGTCTATGAGCATGGTATTCGTGAAGCTGACGCTATGTACCTCGCACAGAATGACGTACAGATTGTCGAAGAAGAACTCCTCCGTGCGCATCCTTGCGTAGAGGATTTGGACGCTGTACGTCAACTTGTACTTGTGGATATGGCATTTAATATGGGTGTACCCCGTCTTTGTAAGTTCAAGAAAATGTGGAATGCTATTCACGAAAATAAATTTGACATAGCATCAAAAGAAATGCTTGACAGCAGGTGGGCAAATCAGGTAAAATCACGTGCAGTGAAGTTGGCTAATGCAATGCATAATGGTGAGTTTTAATGGCAAGACAACTAACAGACAAGCAGCAAAAGTTTCTTGCTGTTCTTTTTGATGAAGCAGGTGGCGATATGGTTATGGCTAAAAAGATGGCTGGCTATGCCGACACGAGTTCTACTGGGGAGATTGTCAAAGGCTTGAAGGAAGAAATTCTTGAGGCTACACAGATGTACATGGCACGTAATGCACCGAAGGCTGCAATGGCTATGACCGGCGCATTGTACGACCCAACTGAACTTGGTATCCGTGATAAGATGTCCGCTGCCAAAGAATTACTTGACCGCGTAGGTTTGGTCAAGACTGAAAAAATGCAGGTAGAAGCAAGCGGTGGGGTTATGCTTATGCCCCCTAAAGCCCCGGTGGAGGAAGACGATGGCTAAACTTTCAAAGGCTCTAAGAGTAATTAAAGAGGTTAAAAAAATTAAAAAGCCTCAAAAGCCAACTAAAGAACAACAAAGACGAGCAGGACAAAAGGCGCTTGATGCAGCGAAACGACGCAAAGAGGCGATGCGTGGCGTTGTAGAAGACTTCAAAAAAGAACGCGCAAAAAAGAAACCTCAAGCTGCTGCTGCTGGCGGTGGCAGGGGCCGTCCTCCCATTGATAAAAAGAAAGCACTTGAAAATAAAAAACTGATTGATAAAAAGAAAAAACTAGAGAAGCAACCAGCAACTATTAAAGAGGCTAATGAAAAGGCACGGCATCACCATGCTGCAACAGTAAAAGCCCTTACACGTCAACAAGCAGTTATACGTAGAGAAGCACAGGCAGCTAAAATGAGTGTTAAAGCGTATAAAGAAAAGTTTCCTAATCGCGCTTCTGTTAAAAAACTCAAAGAACTTCAAAAGCAAAATGAAACCGTCCGAAATAAAACTTTTAACAAGGGCGGCGCGGTAAAAAAGAAATGACCCGTAGTATAGGCAAGTGGAAACTTCCGCAGCCTACAGATATCAAAGAAGAAAACGAATGGGTGCCTATTCCTCGCATAGCAAGGACGGTACCCTTCGGCTACAAAAAGAGTGAAGAAGACCCTGACATTCTTGACCCTATTCCAGTAGAACTAGACTTGCTAGAAAAGGCACGTAAGTACGTTAATCAATATTCATACCGTGAGGTAGCTAATTGGTTGACGGCAAATAGTGGCAGATATATCTCGCATGTAGGATTGAGGAAACGGTTAGCGAATGAGCGACAGCGTAAGAACACAGCTAAAAGCCTCCGCAAGTGGGCAGAATATGCGGAAACGGCAATCATCAAAGCGAAAGAAATCGAAGAAGCCAGAACCGGCGCAAGAACAGCATCAGCAGATTGAAGAAGTTTCATATGAAACATCAACAATTGAGGAACACGCTAATGTATTGTTCAAGCCCAATCCGGGGCCGCAGACAGAGTTCTTAGCTGCTAGTGAACGGGAAGTTCTTTATGGCGGTAGTGCTGGTGGTGGTAAGTCTTACGCTATGTTGGCAGACCCTCTACGCTATATGGGTCATTCACAATTTAGTGGACTACTTCTTCGCCACACAACTGAGGAACTGAGAGAACTTATATTTAAGTCTCAGGAGTTGTACCCAAAAATCTGGCCCGGTATCAAGTGGTCAGAACGGAAGATGCAGTGGACTGCGCCATCTGGCGCGAGATTGTGGATGTCATACCTCGACAGAGATGATGATGTCTTGCGTTATCAGGGTCTGGCGTTTAGCTGGATAGGCTTTGACGAACTGACACAATGGGCCACACCGTATGCATGGAACTACATGCGAAGTCGTCTACGGTCCACTGCACCTGACTTGCCTATCTTTATGAGGGCTACAACCAACCCCGGCGGCAGGGGTCATCAATGGGTCAAAAAAATGTTTATTGACCCTGCACCCTACAATAGGTCATTCGATGCGACAGACACAGAAACAGGAGAAGTTCTTCGATATCCCTATGGCCATAGCAAGGCAGGAAAACCTCTATTTAAGAGACGCTTTATCCCGGCAAGACTTTCTGATAACCCATACCTTGCGCAAGCAGGAGACTATGAGGCCATGCTCCTCTCGCTCCCTAAACAGCAGCGTAGGCAGCTTCTTGAAGGCGATTGGGACATCAAAGAAGGTGCAGCGTTTACTGAGTTTGATAGGCGTGTGCATGTTGTGGAGCCTTACCGTATCCCTAGCAACTGGGTCAAGTTTCGTGCATGTGACTATGGTTACGGTAGTTTTACTGGTGTTCTTTGGTTTGCTGTTGCGCCTGATGAACAACTGGTCATCTATAGAGAACTATACGTCAGTAAAGTCTTGGCCGCAGACTTGGCTGATATGATTTTAGATTTGGAAGCTGAAGATGGGAACATTAAGTATGGTGTTTTGGATAGCAGTCTTTGGCACAGGCGTGGCGATACTGGCCCTTCTCTTGCGGAGCAAATGATTGCAAGGGGATGTCGGTGGCGTCCATCAGACCGTAGTAAGGGTAGCCGGATAGCTGGCAAGAATGAAATACACCGCCGTCTTCAGGTGGATGAATTTACAGAGGAACCAAGACTTGTATTCTTTGATAGCTGTACAAATGTCATCAGTCAGTTACCGGCCATCCCTCTGGACAAGAAAAATCCAGAAGACGTTGACACGAAATCTGAAGACCACCTTTACGACGCGCTACGGTATGGGATTATGTCCAGACCCCGGTTCTCTATTTTCGACTATGACCCGCATGGCAGACCATCGTCAGGTATGCAAGTAGCTGACTCCACATTTGGATATTAAGGAAACATTATGGCAGACGATGAAATGATGATTGAAGACGATGCTATCGCCCTTGAGGATACGGATGATACCATAGTCGAGGATGCAGAGGTATCAAACATTATTCCATTTATCATGGAACGGTATCAACGTGCGGAAGATTATCGCTATCAAGATGAAGAGCGGTGGCTTCGTGCGTATCGAAACTATCGTGGTCTGTACGGTCCTGATGTACAGTTTACAGAGGCAGAAAAGTCTCGTGTCTTTATCAAGGTAACAAAGACTAAGACGCTGGCAGCATACGGTCAGATTGTTGATGTTTTGTTTGCCGCAAATAAATTTCCTCTTTCTGTTGACCCGACTGAACTACCAGAGGGTGTGGTTGAGGATGTACACTTTGACCCGAAAGAACCAGAACAACTTCGTGGCGAAACTATGTTGTCTAGTCCCTATGGATTTGCTGGTGACGGCAACGACCTTCCGCCGGGTGCCACAGCAAAAACCCTTATGGAACAACTTGGTCCGCTTAGTAAAAAGCTAGAGCCGGTTGAAGACAAACTTAAAGAGGGTCCGGGTAATACGCCTACTGCTATTGAGTTTAGCCCCGCTAAAATTGCAGCTAAGAAGATGGAAAAGAAAATCCATGACCAGCTTGAAGAGTCGGGTGCAAGCAAAAGTCTTCGTAGTAGCGCATTTGAAATGGCCCTGTTTGGCACGGGTATTATGAAGGGTCCGTTTGCTACGGATAAAGAGTATCCTAATTGGAATGATACTGGAGAATACGACCCGCTGTTTAAAACAGTGCCGCAGGTCAATCACGTATCTGTATGGAACTTCTATCCTGACCCAGATGCCAACAATATGGACGAGGCGCAGTTTATTATTGAGCGGCACAAAATGTCACGCTCTCAGATTCGTAATCTAAAGAAACGCCCATATTTCCGTAGCCAAGTTATTGACGAAGCTATTTCGTTGGGTGAGAACTACGACAAAAAGTATTGGGAAGACGACCTGTCTGACTATGCACCAGAGCATGGCATTGACCGCTTTGAGGTGCTTGAGTATTGGGGCATGGTCGATATCGAAATGCTGGAAGAACAAAATGTTGAGATTCCGGCTGAACTTAAAGACTTTGATGAACTGCAGGCAAACGTGTGGATTTGTAACAACAAACTTATCCGCATGGTGCTTAATCCGTTTAAGCCCTCTAAGATTCCATATGCTGCTTCGCCGTATGAACTGAACCCTTACAGCTTCTTTGGTGTAGGCATTGCAGAGAACATGGACGATACGCAGACGCTGATGAACGGTTTTATGCGTATGGCTGTGGACAACGCTGTGCTGTCTGGCAATCTGATTGTAGAAGTAGACGAGACTAATCTGGTGCCGGGACAAGACCTGTCACTATATCCGGGCAAGGTATTTCGCCGTCAGGGCGGCGCACCGGGACAGGCTATCTTTGGCACAAAGTTTCCGAATGTGTCGTCTGAGAACATGATGCTGTTTGATAAAGCGCGTGTACTGGCAGACGAAAGTACAGGCTTTCCGTCCTTTGCGCACGGACAGACCGGCGTGTCCGGTGTGGGCCGTACCGCCAGCGGCATTTCAATGCTGATGGGGGCAGCGCAAGGCTCTATCAAAACTGTTATCAAGAACGTGGACGACTATCTGCTTCGTCCGCTTGGTGAAGGTTTCTTCCGGTTCAATATGCAGTTTGATTTTGACCCATCTATTAAAGGCGACCTAGAAGTAAAAGCGCGTGGCACTGAAAGCCTGATGGCTAACGAAGTGCGCAGCCAACGCTTGATGCAATTCCTGCAAGTAGCAAGCAATCCTGCTCTTGCTCCTTTTGCAAAGTTCCAGTATGTAATCCGTGAGATTGCAAAGTCTATGGACCTTGACCCCGACAAAGTAACCAACAACATGAACGAAGCCGCCCTGCAGGCAGAACTTATGAAACAGTTCCAAGCCCCTGCAGAGGGTCAGCCAGCACCGGCAGGTGCTAATCCTGCGGACCCAACAGGTGCAGGCGGCGCAAACATAGGTGTAGGCATGGTGCCGCAACCGGGTGAACAAGGATTTAGTGGAAATGAACAACCAGCAAATACTCAGCAAACTCAAGCCGTGGGTCAACAACAACCGCCAGTGGCAAGCGTTCAGTGATTACGTTGATGCTGTGATTGAGATGCAGCAAAAAGCGTTAGAGCAAGCTGATGATAATGTAATGATGTATAGGTCGCAGGGTGCGATTGCAACATTACGCAAACTTAAAACATTGAGGGATGAAGTCAATGGCTCTTGAAAAACAAATGGACCTCTTTCAAGAAGGGGGAATGATGGACGAAGGCGGCACCACAGACCCTGTGTCTGGTAATGATGTGCCTACAGGTTCTTTGAAAAAAGAAGTCCGCGACGATATTCCTGCCCAACTTAGTGAGGGTGAATTTGTTATGCCAGCAGATGTGGTTAGATTTCATGGGCTAGATAAAATGATGGCACTTCGTGATGAAGCTAAATCGGGACTGCAACGTATGGAAGACATGGGACAAATGGGTAATTCAGAAGAAGCCACCATTCCTGATGGCATTCCGTTTAACATGGATGACCTTGAACTAGAAGACGAACCTATGGAAATGCAGGTTGGTGGTTTTGTTCAGCCTTCGTTTACACCGGGCGGTATGCAACAATCTCAGTTTACTCAGTACCAGCCGCAGTTTACACCCTATCAAATGCCCGATTATACGCAGCCTACTATGCCTGTTTATACTCCGCCTCAACAAGCTGCTACACCTATGGCTCCTACAGCGGTGCCGCAGTTTAGTTCTTTTGTAACTCCAACTTACGTAACATATGTAAATGATGCGGGTAATACTATACAAATTCCTGTAGGCCCAGACGGCAAACCTCTTATTCCTGTACCTGCAGGGTTTAAAAAACAGACCGATACACCTACAGTGCCTGATGCAACGCCAGACCCAGTACAACAGCAACCTGTTACTACGCAACAAAAAGAAGACGACCCCTCTGACGGCAGAGAGTTTGGCGGTGGTCCTGCTGGTTTGACTATGAATCAATCTAAAATTGCTGTATTGACTCAATTAGACGATGCGCTTGGTGTAAATAAAACTGGTTTTGGTCAAACTATATCAGGAATTAAAGATAAGTATAAAGCACCGCAGGGTCTTTCTTCTCTTAGTGTTATTGGTGGTATTGGTAGAGCATTTAAAGAAGGCAGTGAAATTCGCACTGCGCTAAAAGATTATGATTATGATAATCTTGCTAAACAATCAGGTCTTACAAGAGAAAAACTAGATGGTGTTGTTCAAGAACTTACTGGAGAAGTATACAGTGGCTATCGTAATCCTGAAACTGGAGAAGTGTCTGGGCAAAAAGACCTCCGCTCTGCTTTACAAAGAGCAAAAGATTTTGTTAGCGGTGTAGGTAAAGAAGAAGAATTTGGTGATGAGTTTGGTAACATTGCTGATGATGGTACTATGCCGACAACCACAGGTGTAGAGACTGCGCAAGTAACAGGAGATGCTGCAGGTAAAACTGTTCGTCAAACCGCTGAAGAGTTTAGAGCAGATGAGGCACGTAGAGCAGGACTAGCGGGAATGCCTACCGCAGACCAACTAGCAGGCAGTGATGTTATTGATGAGCGTATAATCCAAACTGCTAATGCTTTGCTTGCTAGAGATACTACACTAAGCGCCGATGATGCCATGAGAATGGCTGTCATAGGTGAAACACAGGGTATTGATGCTGTTCGGGAATACGCAACATCAATACAAGATGATGGCATTACTGATGCGGCCTTTGCTGGCTCTACATTAGGCACGGCAGACGAAGCTGTACCCGGTGGAGTTGCAGCGGCCATTAGACGTAGCCAACAAACGAAACCTACAGATGTTTCTACAAAGGCTCCCGTATATACAGAACCTGACCCCTCGAGCGACGTTCTTCCGGGCGAACCGGGTTCTGATACTGCTGCGCCTGCTTTGAATAGAGAAGAGGTAGATAGGCAAACACAAAATTATAGAAACCGTGGTTATAGCCCATCTAAAGCAGCAGTAGCAGCGCGGAATAAAGTCACTGCAGATAATGCTGCAAAACAACAGCGGCGTGACCGGGGCGAAACAGAAGAAAACATTGCCAAGACTTCTGCTGTTACAGATAGCAATGGCAATCCTGTAAGAAGCGGTTCTGATAACTCTATTGTAACTAGCGGCCCACAAAGTGAAGCCCCAGAGCCTAGCAAGTCTATTGTTTGTACAGAAATGTATCGTCAAACACAACTAGACGATTGGGCAAAGGCTATGAAAATTTGGGATGTGTACCAAAGAAAATACTTGACACCCCACCATGAAATAGGGTATCATTGGTTATTCAAACCATATGTAAAAAGAATGCAAAATAGTAATGTCCTTACACAATTTGGTGCTTTTCTAGCACGTAAAAGAACACTACATTTAAAATACGTTCTAACTAAAGGTATTGCTAAAGATGATATTGTAGGAAATGTGTGGTGTAAAATTATACATCCGATTGTGTATGTTGCTGGAAGGACAAAAGAATGGCTGAAACTGTAGATGAATTAAAGCAAGATATTATTGATAGGTTTACTACTTTATCTGATGACGATAAAGATACACTTACAAGTATGATAGGAACACAAGAGTTTCGTGTACTTGGAAAAATTCTTGGTCCTGAACTGTCGGGCATAGCTAATTTTACAGCTATGAAACCTGCAGTTAAACCCAAGAAACGTGGACTAGCTACACGATAAACGGCTAGATATGTTGGCTACTCATCCCCCATCTCCCCGACAGGTGTATGGCTACGGTGGCCCCAACAACGGAGAAGTAAAATGGCAGAAGCCGAAATCATGGCTGAAGAAATGCAGTCACCAAAAAAAGTTGCGTTTGCAAATCGTAAATATACTAACGAAGAAAAACGCAAAATGGAAGAAGAAGAACTTGAACAAATGCTCAAAGAGCAACGTGGTGAAGTAGAAGAGGCCACAGAAGAAGTCGAGGCAGAGCCTAGTAGCGGAGAAGAAAAAACATTTAAAAAGCGTTACTCTGACTTGCGTAGGCATCAACAGAAACAAGCAGAAGAATTTAAAACAGAACTTGAAGAACTAAAACGTCAACTAGCAGACGCCACAAAAAAAGAAATGAAGCTGCCAAAGTCTGATGAAGATATTGAACAGTGGGCGGCAGATTATCCTGATGTAGCAGCCATTATTGAAACTATAGCTATAAAAAAAGCAAGTGAACAATCTAGCGCACTTGAAGAAAGAATGAAGGCTATTGATGAACTGCAATTATCTGCAACAAAAGAAAAAGCAGAAGCAGAACTGATGCGGCTGCATCCAGACTTTGATACTATTCGTGATAGCGACAGTTTTCACGAGTGGGCAGAAGAACAACCTAAGTGGGTGCAGGATGCGCTGTATGAAAACGACAACGACGCACGTTCTGCTGCTAGGGCTATTGACCTCTACAAAGCTGATATGGGTATTGGCAAAAAGAAACCCAAGTCAGACAAGGACGCAGCCAAATCTGTCTCTACAAAGAATAGTCGCAGTAAGCCGCAAGAAAACGAAGCCTCCTCATACTTGAAAGAGTCGGAAGTACAGAAGATGTCACCGCAAGAGTACGAGGCACAGTCCGACGAAATTATGGAAGCTATCCGTTCTGGAAAGTTTATCTATGATATTTCTGGTTCAGCCAGATAAAAAAAGTGTTGACAAGTAGTTATTTTTTAGTATAACTATAGTCATCAAAGGTGTAAGCAGGTTCGCTACTTGCTTACATCTAATCCGCAAACACTTCAGTCTTATGGATTACCTGACGAGCATGGCCCGTTGA